CCTCTACACCGATACCGGCAAGGAATATGCCGGCCACCGCACGGTGAAGCACACCGCGAAGGAATACGCCCGCCGCGAAGGCGATGTTGTCGTGCACACCAACACGATCGAAAACGTATTCTCCATCTTTAAGCGCGGCATGGTCGGTGTCTATCAGCATTGCGGCGAGGCTCACCTGCACCGCTACCTTGCTGAATTTGACTTCCGCTATAACCGCCGCTCAGCCCTTAAGGTTTCCGACCGTGAACGTGCCGACATGCTATTGGAAGCTATCCGTGGCAAGCGTCTCACTTATCGGCGGACTGGTGAAGCCGGTCACGCCTAAGCAGAAGGCGCGTAAGCTTCTTAGAAAGCGCAAGAAAAAGGCCCTGTGAAAACCGGGCACGGCGGCCTTGACGGAGTCGCGGTCAAAAACCGAATCGCTTACAAGTTGATCTTGGCCGGTCTCCACGGTCCGAGACACGGGAAACACGCGCTTTCCGCGCGGCGCGTAATCCCGCGTTCCGGCCACACCGGGGGGCGATCCCGGATGGAGACACGAACATGATTGCATGTTCATGGCCCAAATCCGTACACGTCAGATACTACTGGCGTGTACGGTTCGGACGACTCGAACTCGTCCGAGAGCACTGCCGGGGTTTACCGTCCCGGTAAACGTAGTGCGACTGATCTTGGCCCCGCTTCGGCGGGGTCCTTTTTTGAGGTGCCCACTGTTACCAATTTGGTTACGATTCGCCAGTGGGTCGCTTGACCTTTTTTCCGGTGGCGGCAGCGACTTTCGCCTTCTCCGATTCCCGCTTAGGCTTCGGAGAGGTCTTCAACAGGCGGCGCAGAACCTCGTCGCCCTTTTCCTGGTCTTTATCTTTGGAGGCTTTCGTCATGGCTGGCGATGAACCCTATCTTCCCGCTGGAGATGTAAAAGTGGAGCGCGCCATCGGACGCTTCATAATTGCGTGGGGCGCGTTGGAAAGGGAGATTGACAGCGCTATCCACGATCTACTGCTTGCTAAGTCTAGCACGGGCATGATTGTCACCGCCAATCTAGCCATGCGTGCCAAGCTGGACTTAGTCCATGCGCTCTTCGAACAACTGAGGCGCGGCGAGGATGCTATTTGGCGACCCATCTCGACTGAATGGGAGCAGCGCGTTGACCGCCTGATCAACATGACCGCCAAAGCCAACGCCGACGCGCGTGTACCGATCGTGCATAGCCAACCGCTTGTTATGCGATTTGAAGACGGGGATAGACCTGTTTGGATGCGCGCGGCGGCCAGAAAGGGCGGATGGCGCGGGTTCGCTGTCACCTACACAAAAGCCTATCTCGATGAGCAAACCGCGATGGTGGTCGATCTTGTTCGCGAATGGGCGGCTGCGCGGGACCACTGGCAACCTGCCGTCAATGCGCTTCGCAGTGCAGGTGCAGATGAGTGGCTAGGCCGCGCACCAGACGAACAAGATCACCCGACCCTCCAGATTCAATCCAGTCGCGGTTTACCGAAAGCCACTCCGAAGCCAAAGCGACAGAAGACGCCAAAACGTCGGGCGTAAGGCATGACGCCAACGCGTCACTTCCTTCCAGCCTATCACGCTCTGTGCTCATGGCATTTTTCACCTTGGTACGTCACGTATATAATTAGGGGGAAAATCCTTACTGCCGACGCATCACGCGTCAGCCTGACACTTCATGTCATAAATTCGCGTTTCAGTCAACCCTAAAAATGCCGGTTGAGGTCTGAAAGGACAATCCGTAAATCGCCAACCAGATGTTCGCATTGCCGATCCCGGAGGACGATCTGTTCCAGCGCTTCCATGACACGCGATCCCTTGTTGTTGCGCCAGCACTCCAACACGATGTCCATGGCCTTCTTCCGTCGAGCACACGCCGTCATGGCCCACCGTTCCGCCGCTTCCTCGTCGCCCGTCCCGAGACCATTCCGTTCGTAATATGCGCCGGGAGATAGGACGGCCTTGGCATAGTCGTTAGCGACCTCTTGGAACGTCAGGGCGGCGTAGTAGTTGGCCGTGCTGATGCTCATTGCCGGCTGAGGTACGTCGAACTTGCGGCCTGTCCGCTCGGCATAGTTCGCCTTTTTCTTCCATGCCAAGTAATTAAGATGAAGACGGCCGAGGAACGTACCCGCCTGCGGATCAGCCGCATCCTCTACCGAAATGCGGTGCATCCTTGCGCGAGCTTCAACGGCGAGCTTATAGCCGTTCTGGTCGGATCGGATAGCGCGACCGTTAGGCTCGCGAAGCACGCCCTCTTTGCGTGGCCTGCCCCGTTTGGCTTTTACCTTGGCGCTTTGTGTTCTGGCCTTCAATGCCCCGCCTCGCTGTCGCTGTGCTTATGAAGCGCTATGCATTTTTCCATTTCGTATCTTCCCCGCCACCATCGTTTCAATCGTGGTCATCCGATACGCGCAACTGATGCACTCCTTACGGCGACGAACGCCCGCCCTTGTGGGCCTTGAATCGATGGTCTTGAACGGTCTTTTACCACATGCCGGGCAATGAAGGCCCTTTGTCTTTCCCTTCAACGGGTTATCCCCATTTTCCTGAGCACATAGATGATTGTCGTGTGGTCCTTGCCGAACATATGGCCGATCTGTGTCGTAGATAGGTGCGTCTTAGCCAGCGCCACAGCGGCTATCGCTTCGTGCCTTGCTCTAACCGCCGCCTTTGATCTGCTGGCGCCCATGATATCGGCATAGCCCATGCCATGACATTCAGCGATGGTGGTGATAAGCTCCTTTTCCGATGTCTGGAAACGCTCGCGTCTTATGACCTCAAGGCGGTCTCCAGCCTCTTCTTTCATGCGATCCAGGTTAGCCGCCGCTTCAAGGCTTGCCATCCGCTCACGAAACAACCTCGCCTTTTCTGCCCGTTCTTCGTCGCGCTCCCGTTGCTCCTGCTCTCGTTTCTCCTTGGCCTCTTGTGCTCGCTTGTGGGCTACCCTCCGATAGAAATCCGGATTATATCCCCGCTCTATCGCACGCTCGACAATATCCATTATTCACCTACTTTCTTGTCGTCCCCGTTCACGCCATACTCGTCGGCGAGGCTTTTCCATGACCGCCGGCCATGCCAGCAATCGCTCAAGGCCTGCATCTTTTCCTTCGAAACCAGGGGCGAGTTATCTCGTGGCCGTTTGGGCGATGGAAGCGCGGGGCCGGCGGATTGCCTCAAATCGAGGTATTCTTGCCTTGCCCTCACCTGCCGCGTAAACATCGCGGTGGTTGGTGCAAAGCGGCCGTCATGGTCCTTCACCTCGCCCTTGCGATATCGAAGGCACGCCATCTCCACCGCCTCCGGCGAAAAATCATCGACGCATTCCAAGAAGCTCGCCATCAGCAATTCAACGTCAGTGCCATTCTGTGCTGGGAAGCTGTTGAGCATGACCGCTATGGCTTTCAGCGACCGCTTCTTCGCGTGGGTATCCACTTTCGCGCTCCAGTCTTTCATAGATCGATTGGGCCGCTGTTAGCGCGGTCTTGGGGCGCGGCGCTTCTGGATATTCGTCTTCCCAATGCGCTCCATTCAGGAACGTGTGCGGGTGCTTTTTGTGCTTCCATGGATTGGCTGCCAGATGTGCATCGTAAGCCGGTATTGATTGGCATATCTGACAGGTAAGCCCCTCCAAGCCCTCGCGCTTCCACAACTTGAGACAGGCTTTCTTGCCAACCTTGTAACCGTATTCGTCCCAGAAGCGGGCGAAGCCTTCGGGACCCGGCGTCATGACCTTGCTCATTGGTCGCCCCCTTCCATCAGGGCGGCGACGAGTTCCGGGCTCTCGTCGCGCCATTCCTGCCAGCTTTCGTCTGTCAGTTTCCACCTAATCCACTCCGGCGTGTCGGGCTTGGCGTTGAACCAATTCTCGCCCGCCGCGCACCGCTCGCAACACTGAACCCTGTCGTCTTCGATCTCGTGATAGGTCAGATGCTCTTGGCAGAAATAGAGCCCACACCCATGGTCACCACCAAAAGGCTCCCCGCCGCAGACATAAGACAAGCCGCGATGAATCTCATTGTCGCATTCGGGGTGGTCACAAATCGCCGGCACGCCATAGCCAATGTCGCGCTTCCATTTGGTGTCATATCCCACAGACCAACTCATTGCTTCACCTCCTATTCCCGCTCCATATCACGCTTGGCCCGCCGCCATGCGCTTATGAGCGCTTCCAGATTTTCGCGTTCGTATTCGACTTGGTGCGACGGACGCTTGCCGCCGTGGTCCTTGAGCCATGTGCGCTTTGAACGGCCCATTCGTTCGAGGCGTTCTGCTTCGATGTCTGGCGGGAGAATGCTCATATCTCCACAACCCTCAATCCTGGATGCATCGCCTCGACAATGGCGCGCTTGAGCTTATACGTGTCGGTGCGGAAACCCTTGGTATCCTCGACCACGCGTTTTTCACCATCCCAATAAGCAAAATCCGCGACATACTTGGCCTGCCGTCCGTTCGGAAAACCGCGTGATCTGATCAGCACCGGCCTGCCGTCTATCGCCAGCTTGAATGCGGGCTGCAATTCGAGATGCGTTATCTCGCCGGACTTTTGCAGCAAGCGGAGTTCGCAATAGCGTCGAGCCTCTTTCTTGCTCGCGAAGGTGATGCCGTCGATTGTGGTTTTGGTGGCACCGTATTTGTTGCGTTTTGCCCTCAAGCCGCCTCTCCGTCGAATAGCCCATCTCGCAATCCGGTCTGGTTGCCCCATGCGGTCCAGCCAGGCCGTGAAAGACGCGAAAACAGTTCCAGGTATGGACCACCCGTGAGGGCTTCTATCCGCTCGTATTGTTCGTCTGGTTTTGCCGAGTGTCGGCCCCGCCCGCAAAAGATAGCCTGTTCCACGCCCTTGCTGATCCGAGGCGGCTTACCCCTCGTGAACAACCAGCACTGTTCGGTTTGTTTTCGTGTCCAGTATCCCATACCGACCTTTGGCACCACGCCCTCGTTGCGCCCCTTGAACCAAACGAAAGCGCAGGTCTTGAATTCGAATTGCCACGCCTTTCCAAGTGCCAACGCTTCATCGAAGTGGCTATCCACGACCCACATGAATAGCGCGCAATCCTTCGCCGAGACCGACCCTACCGGGATAGCTGCCATGTCATCGAATGACGCGACGACATAGTGCTCGTGAGCGCCGCGATGCGGCGTTGTGCCGGACCTGTTGCTATAGGTCTTGAAGGACCACGGCGGATCAGCAAGGATCGTGCGGAACCCCCCATCGATCTTTGGCAGTGGGATCACCAATCCGGCTCTCCATCCACAAACACGGCGCTTTCCGACGCTGGGAAATTCGGTGCGTAGGTCCACACCAGCCAGCTAAGAACGCCGAAAAGACCAACGATCAATGCAAATGAGCACAGGCATACGAGCCAATCGGCATAGGGACCGCTTTCGCCTGTGTAGTCGTCTTCATTGCGCTTGATGGCGTCCTCCCCTAAACCCGCATTGGCATTAGAACGATGCGCAGCGGATCGCCGTCGGACGTTATCAAACTGGCAAATAGGCCTATCTCGCCAGCGGGCGGCGATGCTGAGAACGTGACAAAATCACCCCGAAGTGCCGACAAGACATCGATCAAGTATCGACCGTTAAAGCCGACCCTTAGGCACCCGGATTGGGGGGTTACGCATGGAATGGTCTCGCGGCCACAACAGTCACCGACGCCGCGCACCATTAGCAGACGGTCATCCGATCCGCTCAGGACAACGGCGCCGTCTCCAAGACTGTCTAGCGACAGGAGGCGCCGCAGTGCGGCGATGACATCAAGCCGGTTAACACGGATATATGGAATCGGCGATTGCGGGATAACCCGCGCGATATCGGGATAGGTTCCTTTGATGCATTCCGTCGTGAAC